TCCGCAAAGCGGCTGGCGGAGTCAAGAAGATGGAAAACCGTGATGCGGTGGAAGCGACTGTCTGGGGCGCATATTCCATTGCATACTCTGACGGCACCTGCGATGCGAAAGAAATTGCAGTATTGGAAAAAACCATTGCAGCACTTCCTGCCTTTGCGCCGTTCTCCGGTGAAATTGCCCAGATGAGCGCCAATATTCGCGCTCAATATGAAGCCTCGCCGCGCCGAGCGAATGCCCAGGCTTTACGTGAACTGGCTGACGTGTCTGGAACTAATGATGCGGTAGATGTTCTGTGCCTATGCATTGATATTGCTGACCAGGATGGCATTGGGGCAGAAGAGCAGGAGCAATTGAAGAAAATTGCCCAGGCTCTTCAATTGCCACTGGAACAGTATATCTGATGGTTATAAAAGCACGTCTAATTCTGGCTTTGGTTTTTCTCGTGCTATCTGTGCTGGTGGATTTCACCAGCACAATCCTGTCGGTTTTATCCGACGGGGCGTTGGTAGCAGTAGCTGTAACATTGGTATGGCCGATATTTAAACCAGCCTCGAAGGATCAGTGATGAGCTTCTGGGATTTTGCAGATAAGTATCCAATTGTTCTCATTATCATTGTTGCCATAGTTGTAGGCGGTATTGTTAGCGCCATTGAAGCACTTAGGAAACAGTAATCCGGCCCTTTAGCTCAGTGGTTAGAGCTGGCGACTCATAATCGCACGGTCACCGGTTCAAGTCCGGTAGGGGCCACCATATTTGGTTGTAACACGGCGTCTGGCACATGCGTCGTTAGCGGTCTGGTGACGTTAAAGGGGTTACCTTTTCCCCTGGCTCAGGCAACAAACCAGGTAGCCGGAATGTGCAAGTCACCGTTGGAGGGATAGCGGATTCAGGGACTCACCATCCTGGCGATTCGGTGTGACAGCCGGGAAGAGTCCGGCGCATTAATCCTGATTTTCTGGTGATGACTCATATCGTTAGGAGTGATTTGAGTATGCCGATTATATCTGACATTCAGCACGCCTGGGTGGAGTGCTAATGTCTGCATCCCCTCTTGAATCCATGCCAAATTCCCTTAGTGCAGAACAAGCTGTACTTGGTGGCTTAATGCTTGATAACTGCCGCTGGGATGAAGTTGCAGATCGTATAGTTGCTGATGATTTTTATACCAGTGCTCATCGTGAAATTTTCAGTGAGATGGAGAGGTTATTAAGTCATGGCAAACCGATTGATTTGATAACACTTGCTGAAGCACTTGAACAGAACGGTAAATTAGAACGCGCCGGTGGTTTTGCGTACCTTGCGGAGATGTCAAAGAACACGCCCAGCGCGGCAAATATTTGTGCTTATGCGGATATCGTTCGTGAACGCGCGGTTGTTCGTGAAATGATTTCCGTCGCAAATGAAATAGCCGAAGCTGGATATGCGCAGGATGGCAGGGGCAGCAATGAATTGCTGGATATGGCCGAGCGCCGCGTTTTTGAAATAGCTGAAAAACGACAAAAGAGCGGTAGTGGTCCAAAAGATATCGCCAGCATTCTCGATGCAACGGTATCTCGCATAGAAGAGTTGTTTCAGCGACCGCATGATGGTGTAACGGGGCTTGATACCGGATTTACCGACCTCAATAAGAAGACGGCAGGACTTCAGCCGTCCGATCTCATTATTGTCGCCGCCCGCCCATCGATGGGGAAGACCACGTTTGCGATGAATCTCGTCGAAAATGCCGCAGTCCGTAACGATAAGCCCGTATTGGTTTTTAGCCTTGAGATGCCGAGCCACCAGCTGATGATGCGCTCACTGGCTTCTCTTGCACGCGTTGATCAGACTCGTATTAGAACGGGGCAACTTAACGACGATGATTGGGCGCGGGTTTCTGGCGCAATGGGTATTCTGTTGGACAAGCAGAATATTTTTATTGATGACTCAAGCGCCCTGACACCTACAGAGCTTCGTTCCCGCGCTCGTCGTGTTTATAAAGAAAATGGTGGTTTGAGCATGATTATGATCGACTACCTGCAACTTATGCGCGTCCCCGAGCTGCAAGATAACCGAACGCTGGAAATTGCCGAGATTTCTCGCTCACTGAAGGCGTTGGCGAAGGAATTACAAGTACCGGTGGTGGCATTGTCACAACTTAATCGATCGCTTGAACAGCGTGCGGACAAACGACCGGTAAATTCAGATTTACGTGAATCAGGAGCAATTGAGCAGGACGCAGACCTGATCATGTTTCTGTATCGCGACGAAGTTTATCACCCGGATAGCGAAATGAAGGGCATTGCCGAGGTAATTATCGGAAAGCAACGAAATGGCCCAATTGGCACGGTGAGATTGGCTTTTAACGGCCAATACTCACGGTTTGATAACTATGCTGGTGCTGACTGGCAAGAGGATTATTAATGCAATGGAATGAGGAAAAGCCGATGAACATCCTGATCATTGGGCGAAAATTTGAAGCTATCAGTGATGTGAAAACATATACGGAAATGTGGGCTTACAACCTGGCCTGCGCCTTTAGTGAGGCAGGGGTAACATTGCAATACCATCGTCCATATTCCCCCGGCGTCGAAAGCCCGGAGGATTATGTTGAAGCTGTGTTGACCGCTGCGACCTCGTGTTCTGCGAAAGCCATTTTAGCGCCAGGATTGCGGTATTTTACTACGGTGCCCAGGGAAATAGGCGTGCAACTGCGTCGTCGATTCACTGGATGGGTAGCCCAGGTATACGACGGTTCTATGCTGGATTCGGCACCAGTCGATATTACTTTTACTGTCCGCGATGATACCTGGCGGTACCTGGATAATCCAGGCAGGTTAGAGCGTCATAATCGTTTTAACAAACATGTTGGATGGGCAGCGAATCAGGATCTGTTCCATCTGGAAACCAAAACAGACGATGTTCTGCGTATTTTTGTAGACCACGCTGCATTTGATGTTAGTGGTTTTGATCACTCCTTAAGTATCCTTATGAACCTTCAGCGTCTGACCGTTCCGTATGAGGCCAGAACGTTGACTGATGACGGATTGGTTACCATTGATCCGGGGAATATTTCGGTAACTCCATACAGACGGACGCCGGTGCCAGCAACCGAATTTGCAGCTGAATTGCGTAAGAGTGACGTGTTTATCGTTACGCATCCCGAAAGCCTTGGATTAACTGTACTTGAGGCGGCAATGTGCGGGGCGTTGGTATTAACGCCTCCCGATTGCCTTCCGCCAGATCGCCTGGCTTTGGTGAACCATATGGTTATCAAGTCGCGGATTGATTGGGATGAGGTTATTGCTCGCGTTGATCGCGTGAAAAATGCTGAAAAGGTCCAGTGTCACACCTGGTCGGCAATTGCGGAAAAGATGCTTGAGACGTTTGTCACGCAGAAACCGTCGCGCGGTAACGGATAAAAAATTGAACCCGTCATAACAGAAAAGCCCGAACGCCGGGCTTTTCTTAAGCCTTGTCAACAGAGACTTGAGCGGCTTTTATGGATAGATTCCCGCTGGCCTCTATCGCCATACTTCCCCCTGCCTTCAGGGCGACATCCGCGCCTGACTTTATATCGAGATTTCCTGCGGAAGAGATGAATGCCGGACCTTGAGAAATGGCATATAACTCCCCGGCCTCGTTGAACCCGATTGTTGTTCCACTTTTCAAGTGCGTAACGGCCCAGGCTCCGCCCGCCGTCCGGATCTCCATTAGTCCGTTCCGCGACGAAATAAAGTCTTTTTTGGCGCTGGTTGATGGTTGTGCTGGTGCACCTTCAACTTCAGGCGGTACATAGCCTTCACCTTGTCCTGACGCTTCAGGCGGCACATTGGGAGCGCCACCGGATGCATCCTGTGCATAACCGATTATCAATGGCCATCGCGAATCCCCATTGTAGGGAAATTCTACCCATACTTTATCGCCGGGCAGAAATGGTGAAAACGTGTTTGCATTGGACAATATAGCTTCTGCCCACGGCAATGAGGCATCTGGTAACCCATCCATCATGCCGACAACACGTATTTGTGTACGCATCAGACCTTTAGGGTCATCGACGCTTATCACTACAGCCCGATACTTCCCTGTCAAACTACCCATTCACCACTCCTAACTGTGCACGGCTGACAAAACGAAAGCGGTCTTCGAAATGAGTCACGGACATCACTATCATTTTGTCAGGGATTGATTCATCGAGTTCTCCGTCACCTGCCGTGTTATGCACGACAATTTTCAGCGTCGTACCCGGAGTTAGCGCGGCATTTCCTTCCACCAGCATATCGAGGCGGGGGAGAATGAATTTGTTGTAGTTCGCCAGCGCGGTAGGATCGGGATTGCTCGTAAATTTAATGGGGTCTTCCTGGTTACCTGAGTAAACCACACCTTTGGTCATGTCATAACTGGCCATTCTGTAATTGTGGCGGCGCTGGTATTCATAATCGGCATTCAGGATGTTGAACTGACTAATTGTAAATCCGGATGTGTTGGGATTGGCGGACTCATAAGTAAGCGATGGAGCGGCGTTTGCCATTTTTTCCATACTTTTAAAATTGATCGTCCCCCTGGATGCCCAGCACATAGAACCGGTATCCCGGGCTATCTCCTGCAATACCTTGGTCGGTTTTTCTCCAACATTTAGGTGGTATGTGGATGTTTTTCTGAATGAGTCAGCATTTACCTTCAGACCAGGGGCAAGAGAGGAAACTACGGCTGATGGTGGCTTATCAACAAAATACTGTGCGCTGGTGGACGGAACTTTTAATAACCGCACCGGGTTACTAAACGCGTAAATCAGTACGGTATCGTCCTTGCGCGGCGCTTTAAGAACGAAGAACTCTTCCGAGAACAGGATGCCGCCATGACCTTCCGGATCACCAAGTGAAACTGTCAGTATTGTACCAAATTTCACCCCCAGCTTATTGACCACGTAAGCCGTTGAATCCCTGACCATGAGCATAAGCTGGGGACCAGATAGCTCCCCGGGTTCGACATAGGTACATCCTACGATCATTTCGCGAGGGATTTCGTTCTGCCCAATTGAAACAGATTGCAGGAATAGCTGAGTGCGTTTTGAATCAGTTTCCGGGGCTGTGGTGGTCTTTGTGGCCATCTCATTCCTCCAGAATTTTCGCTTTTACCGTTATGGTGCCGGTGGTTTGCTGCATATAAGCCAGGATAGGAAGTTCCGCCACAACGGTGAGGTTCAATCCAACCGCGAACATCCTGTTGTCGGCGGTGCCGGTGGTCAGATCCTGAAATGCGATTGATTTTTGCCCTTCTATGTAACAGGTAACCGGTATCTCATAACCGCCGACATTGGCTCTGTGAGTGAAAGATGCCTGCCCGAGGCTGGCATACATTCGTAGCCAGAATGCTAATGCAGTTGTAACCATCCCAAGAGATTCCTTCTCGTCACTGGCTATCCATAGCGAATATTCCAGTGAGAAAGGGATAGTCGATACCAGGGCTTCAATCTCATCATTTTCATTGGTGACATGCCCTTCATCGTAATTATCCCGGCACAGTTCACCTTCATAAATTGAAAACGCGGGAGAACGAGACAGATTCACAAGCGGCATTGCCAGCTTATTTACCGGGCCAGCAGAGGCTGTATCTTTGCGCCCGGCGCGATCGGCTTCAAATGACGACAACCACTCCTTCACATCACTAAAAGTGCCGAGCGTTATGCGATCTCTTGGTGTGCGTTTCAGGAACTCCCTGAATGACTGGTTAGTGCGATCATTAAAGCTGACAACTTGTGAGTCGAATGCTTCGTTTAAAGCCTGTGCGAGCGCCGAATCAATGCCATCAATAGTGGCAAATTCCAGCTTACCGGTTGGAGTAAGACCTTTTTTCTTAAAGATGGCCAGTAGCCATTCCTGATTATTCAGAATCACCGATGAAATTCCCTTCAAAGGCGCGTGAAGGCACGCAATAAAACAAACTGCCTACCCTGGCAGTGCCGTAATTGAATATTTTATGGATGTACCAGAAGCGGCGAATGGTTGTGCCGTCTGACAGCTGTTCCAGCCATTCGAGCATAGAACCCACTGGCACATTAACGGCGGCCAACCGAAGGATTAAAGCACTGTCGCTAATTCCCGTATTATCACTGCCGTCGTATAGCGCGTAGAAGGCGTCCATCTCATCCGGGCAGTCGAGGGCCGTTATCAGTTCTGGATCCTGATAGTCATATATGCGTTGGTTCGGTTCTATTATTTCAGATGCCGTTTCAGGTGCATTTTTGTCTCTGTAAGGTATTGCGCGATATAGAACCGCATCGAATGAGTCAGGGTCTAGCTTGATTGCTTTGAGCCAGTCCATCCGCACAAGGTTATTAAAAACTGCATGACCTTGATAACGGTGGCGCACACCAGAATCACTAAGCAGGCCGTGATCCAGATTGGGAAGGTGATTGTCCTCCACAGGATCAACAATATTACCAACGTTAACACCATCGGTTTCGATTTCAGCATCAATATCTTCCTCTTCAATCAGTTCAGAACCTTCGCCTGGAATATCCGGATCCGATTCGGTGTCCGGGAGGTTATCACCAGTCACTTGTTGTGATGGTTCTGTGTCCTCAAACATGTCATCAAAGAAACCAGCCATCGATTATCCTTTCCGTTTACGGGCTTCGTTAATTTGTGTCTCAAGAATGCTTCGCGCCTGCGCAGTGGCAGCGGCCTTGTCCATTCCCTGACTCATGAAAAACTTTATGAGGTTGTTCGCCTGCGTTTGCAGGGCTTTTTTGAGGGCGTCGGCTTCAGCGCGAGCCTGGGCTTCCCTCACCCGCGATGCTTTTAGTTCGGCATTCTTCCTGTTTGCCGTGGTGCGAGCTTTTTTTAACAACCGGCGAACGTTGTCCGTGGCGCTATCTTTGGCGCGTAGTTTTTTGCCTAATGCATCCTGAGATTTCAGATACAGCTCATACTCACGCGCAGCTTTAGCCTGATCCGTCGTTGTTGTCCGGTTGCGCGCGAGCGATTTAGCCAGTTCGCCTTTGAAATAGGTTGTTGTCTTCCGCTTGTCATCGCCGAAGGCTACCTGTTCAGCTGCTTTTTCCAGGGCAATAATGATGGCCTTGTGCCATGTGGGAGACTGAAAACGCGTCATAGCGTGCAACACATGTTTGCAGGCTACACCAGTCAGATCAGGGTTGCGGATCTTGGGGAAGGCATACTCTTTTGGCGGCGCGACAGCATAGTTACCAGCAGTGGCCATATAACGATACCAGTATTGATGGCGTCCACAATCACAGTCGAAAGATACCCGGCCCTTGCAGAGATCGGCAGCGATTCGGGCTTTTTTCGCACCGTCTTCAGCAATATCCTCAACGGCTTTATCCCATTCCTCAAATCGAATTCTGACACGGTGATGCTGGTGGACCGACTCATCCGAGGCATTAACAGATATCAATGCAAGGTTGTGTTTTAGCCCGAGGAATGTCGCGGCTTTGATCCCTGTGCCATCAGAAACTTTGTTGTTAGCGCGTTTTATATCAATGCTGGTGGACTGCGCCACCAGCTGAGCATAGGTAATGCCGGGTACCGTGCTCTTGAATTTTGTTTTATGAGCCTGCCTTGAGGTGTTGAAGCTGCGTATATCTTCGGGCGTAAAGTAGGTGCCATCTTTCTTTTTCCCAAGGCTGAGGAATGCCTCAAGTTCGCGGTTACGCATCCCCATAATCCTTGGGGTGAGTGTACGTCGCGCGTTTCGCCGATTCTGACGCTGCTGTTTACGGATAAGATCGAAGACCTTGTTAAAGTCTTTTGCACTTAATCCATCAGTCTGATAGCGACCAAGGTTGTCGCGAGCATATTCAGTTGGCATTCATTTCCCTTACGCAATGGATAATGTCCCTATTACCTGGCCGTCGTATTGGAAATGGCGAATCATTTCGCGGATCCAGGTGGCAGGTGGGAGTTTTAATTTTTTGCCAACAGTCATACCCTGAGACTCATCCTCAAGCCCGGCGGCGAGCGTCACAACCCAGCGTAGCTCTGCTATGCCCCACATACGGTAAGCCAGCAAATCCGGGCGATATTGCTCATCGGGAAGAACGTAATAAATCGTCAGATTCTTGTCGTTCGATTCACACATAAGCATCACCTCTTTGCGCAGCTCTGCCCTGAGTATTGGATCGGCTATGTTGCGGTCGTCATACCGCGACAGAGGATATTGCCGGGTGCTTTGGGTTGTAGTGATTGATGTAGCCATAGTCAGCCTGCCAGAAATAGATGATGGTGATTCTACCGCTAGTCATTTGTTGATTATTTAACTCAATAAAAGAAAATTATTAGTGCAATTTTGATTGTGAAATGTATCATTCTGCCCTTAAGTAGGTTCTTCACGAGGAAACAAAATTGGCAGAACGTGTTGATGATGCAGAGCTGAGCATGAATCAGTTAGAAGCTCTCAAAGACATGGCCATCGATAACATCAGAAAGCAGGCACAGGTCGTGAGTCAGGTATTTACAGGTAAGTGTCGTTACTGCAATGAACCGATTGAATCAGGCATCTATTGTGACGCTGAGTGTGCGCAATGGCACAGGGAAGAGCAGGCAGCAAAACAGCGTAAATATGGCATGCGACCGGCAGGATTTGACTGATTATGTTGCGCTTTACTGAGGAAGAGTTTCAGGCTTTTAGTGAGCGTAGAAATAAGGGGCAGTCCAGGCCAAAAACCAAAAAGGATCCATTCTTATCGCTTGCGCCGGTAAAAGAAGTTTCTCCACATGCGAAGGCACTTGCAGCACTGGCAAAGACCCCAGACCTGCGCGACGGAAATTGCGAGCACTTCGAGCAGGTTTTCATTTTTGATTACTTCGAACGCAAGCACCCTGACATCTATGAGCTGTTGCATGCAACGCCTAACGGAGGGAAACGTTCAAAAGCAACCGCCGGGAAAATGAAGGCTGAAGGGCAGAAAAAAGGTTATCCGGACATGAGTCTCGATAAAGCATGCGGTATTTATCACGGCATGCGAATTGAGCTTAAAGAACCAAATGGTAAAGCCCCGACGAAAGAGCAGATCGCCTGGATGCGCAGGCTTAGAGAGGAAGGTTACTACGTCGTTCTTGCGTATGGTGCAGAACAAGCGATAACCGCCATCCTGGAATACATGAGCCTTAAAAAGGGTGAGGCTATTGAGCATGTATTGAACGGTGACAAGTGGTTGTTCGCTACGTGAAATAATAAATTAATTAGTGCATATGTGTTCTTTGATACAGCGCACATTAACATCGGGAGAATAATCGTGTCATCCAAGGCTAATTATGAATCGCTGGCATCGATCATGCCGCGTAATGAACAGGAAGCAGATGCTGTAGTGGACCCGGTAATCGCTGAAATGAATGCTCGCCTGGAGGCTGAATTTGCAGCTGAGAATGAACATACCACCCAGGGCGACTAGGACTATTTTTTGTGTCGGTAGCGGTCCGTCACTCACTCGTGAGGACTGTGCTGCTATAGAAAAAACTGGCTGTTCAATCATCGCGGTTAACAATTCCTGGCAGATGTTCGATGACATTTATGCCTTATACGCCGGTGATTTGTCATGGTGGAAGCAATACGGATCCACCATACCGGGAGGGAAATTCCGCAAAGTGACAGCCAACCTGGCGGCGGCGAAATCATTTTCGTTGGAGTACAGGCGATATTGTGGACCGGCGGAAGGGGTAAATAGCGGCGCGCAGGCTATCAGTCTGGCTGCTGAATCAGGGGCTGAAGTAGTTGTATTAGTCGGCTATGACTGTTCTCTGCAAAACGGCCTTCATTGGCATGGCGCGCACCCTCAAGCCCTACGGAATCCAACGCAGGTGTCTATTTCAAAATGGCAACAGCAGTTCCTGGATACCCGCAAAAAACACGCAGATTTACATATTTTGAATGCAAGTAGGAGCAGTGCAATTCAATGTTTCCCAAGAATAAATTTAGAGGCAGTGATCGCGTTATTATCGTCGGCAGTGGCCCAAGCGCCGCAAACTTTGTTGCGCCGCGCGGAGTGCCGATTATAGCGGTCAATGGGGCCATCGACTGGCTGAACCGCGCTTCTTATTTTTTCACACTTGATCCATCGCCAGACAATATGCGGCGCGTTGGTCGTGGCCGCCGTCGCCGTGGTGTTTGTTATTGCATGGCACTACCCGATGTTAAAGAACGTGAAGTCAGAGACGGCGTTCTGTGCTTCCGTCGTGTGGCTGAACGTGGCATGGAGCCAAAAAATACGAATTCTCCCGAGTGGTGGGCGTGGCGCTGGTCCGCACATTTCGGACTTTGCGAAGATGAGAATGAAATTGCCAGCGGCAATAGTGCATATGGCGCTCTGAACCTGGCTTTCCATATCGGATTCAAACATGTCGCCCTGGTGGGCGTTGACGCTACACAAGAACCACGCGTTCACTCCGGCGGCACGCCAAAAAATCTAAGTCACCTGCCTTTGTTATTCCAGTCTGCGCGTGAACAGATTGACGTTGTTTCATGCGGGAAAATGGGAGGCATTCCGCAGATGACTCTTAAAGAATGGCTGAAGAATACATGATGGCACCCACAATTTATCACCGTATCGACGGTACCAAATACAGGAATGTCTGGGTTGTTGGTGATCTGCATGGTTGCTACACCAGACTGATGTCCGAACTCCATCGTGTGGATTTTGACCCGGCGCAGGATTTACTGATATCGGTCGGCGACCTTATCGATCGCGGTACTGAAAATGTCGAATCTCTGGAACTATTGCAGATGCCCTGGTTCAGGGCAGTAGTGGGGAACCATGAGCTGTTGATGCTCGATGCGTTAAGTCCTGATGGCAACGTGAATAACTGGCTAATGAATGGCGGTCAATGGTTCTTCATGCTGGACGCTGATCAGGAAATATTAGCCAGGGCGCTGGTGGAGTTGGTAAGACGACTGCCCTATATCATTGAGTTGAACACCGGGCAAGAAACTATCGTTATAGCCCATGCCGACTATCCGGATAATGAATATCAATTCGGTAAGGAGGTGCCGCTTTTCAACGTTGTCTGGGCGCGCGAGCGTATCAGTGATTCGATGGATGATATTGGTGGCGAAATTTCGGGCGCAGATCGTTTTATCTTTGGTCACACTCCGGTGAAAAGCCCGAAGACATTCTGGAATCAGCATTATATCGACACAGGTGCCGTATTTTGCGGAAACCTGACATTGAAGAAAGTGAAAGGTGATGGTGCAGCATGAAGATTGCTTTAGTTCTTCGCTCTGGTGGTGACTATAACGCTTCCGATGTGCAGTGGCTGGTTAATCAACTGCCAAAAGACTATGAAATTATTTGCCTGACAGACCTGAAGTGTTTACATGTACCTGGCGTCAAAGTTATCCCATTGATCAACCAGTGGCAAAAGTGCCGTGGCTGGTGGGCGAAAATCGAGTTGTTCCGACCGGATATAACCGATGATCTGTTCTATCTGGATTTGGACACGGTTATTGCCGGTGATATACGCCCAATCCTAGAGAATCCACCAACCAACTTCACCATGCTTAGGGATTTTTACCATCCACAATATCGTGGCAGCGGTGCCCTGTGGATACCAAATAGTGTAAAAGCGCATATCTGGAGTGCATTCTGGCAAGATCCGGAAGGTTGGATTGCTCGTTGTGTTACTACTGAATGCTGGGGTGATCAGGGGTTTTTGCGGAAGGTTATGGGTGATGATACACCAGCATTTCAGGATCTGTATCCGGGATGGTTTGTAAGTTACAAGGCCGATGTTGTGGAACCTGGTTCGAAATATGCGAGCGCGCGTTACTCCAGGGGGAATGGGGCATTACCAAAAGACTGCCGAATAATCTTTTTCCACGGCAAACCGCGACCTCGCGAAGTGTCAGAGGATTGGATTCCCCTTACCAGCTCGTTTTTTGAGCAAGTATCAGAATAATATTGCTCTAATAATTCCATATTTTTAAAACGTGATGTACACTCATCACGTTTTTTATTAGAGCAATTTACAAGGTGCACTATGTGGCCATTCCGACGGAAATATCACTACTGGCTGATCGCCTTTGTTACGCCGACCGGCGGTATCAGGCATGTCATCACCAGGTATCGCAACAAGAGACTCACCTTAGCCAGAATTTTACAGGCTGCCATAGGTGAGGGACTGGATACAAATTGCGTAGTCCTTCCTCCTTCATACTTAGGAAAAATGACCGAAGCACAAGCTAATACGGAACTTTGAAATGAGCACTTCAGCACAAAAGCAATCAATCGAAAATGTATCTATCCCTGATGTCCTGAATGCCGGTATCCCGGCCATTATCCAGAACATCCGGGCCGCGCAACGCCGCGTTAGTTGTGATGACCTCACAGCACGTTTTTTTGATAATGCGGTTCAGTCAGCGGAGATGCTTCACGCACAGCTTATTGATGTTTATAACGCAGAAGCTGATAGCCATAACTCCCTGGTAGATGCAGCTGAAAATATGCAGTTGGATCTCGGTCTGAAGGGTAAAGAAATTGAAGAGCTTCAGCTGCAAATTGAACATTTGAAACGCCAGCAACAGGACGCGATCGACGATGCGACGCATGACTCCAACCAGCGTGCTGATAATGCCGAACGTATAAGCATTGAGCTGGAAACAAAACTCAATGAAATGACCGCGATGGTTGAACTGCGGAACTCACAGATTTCAACGCTAAAATCTCAATATAAAGAGATCATGAAACTTGATCCTTTTAACCTTGAGAAACGCTATAACAAAGCTAAAAGCGAGCGACAGGAACTGCGTAAGCAGGTCGCCGACCTTAACCAACAGCTCAAAAAAACTATTAAAGATGCAAGCGAAGCGCGCGTGGCATTTGCTAATAAAAAAGCAGAGGTTACCGCGCTGGTTAATGAGAATGCCAAATTTGCGACGCTCAAGAAGGAAATGTATGGCATTACTGAGCGCCGTTTCCCTGCAAGCAAACTTCATCCGACGTTAGGGCAAATCTCCTTCTTCCCGCGCCTCCTGGCTTATGGGATCTCATCGCCTAAAGAGTTCAATAACGAGCGTCCTTATATCGTTTCTAAGCTGGACTTTGCTTATCAGTTCTGCTGCGACATGGGCTATGCCATTGATATCCGGATCAACGAATGGTTGATGCCAAACTTCCAGCCGTTGGCCATTTTCCGCGAGTTCCAGCCGGAAGGTTGGGTAGAGTTCTTCCATGAATTGATCTGTAAAGAGATGGAAAGCCGCCGCCCGGAACTGGTCCGCCGTGTCGAGTGGGCGCAAGAGGTTATGTTGGCAGATGCAGAGCTACCGTTCGAACCGGAATTCATTGATGAACTGGCAACTAAAGGGTTGCATACCCTGTTTGATGTGGTTACCCGCCGTCATGAGCAGTTGGTGGTCGAATTGGGTTTAGAGGAAACAGCGGCAAGAAGACTTCTCGATGTTTGCTATGCACGTAGCGATGCATGGGAAAAAGAGAACGGCGGCACTATTTACGTCCGCTGATAGTTACAGTGTCACTTTTAATGCTGGTGGAGTGCGCCCACCAGCATTTTTTTCGTCCAATGAGGAGGGCATTTGAGTATTTTCAATAAACACGCACACCAGGAACGTCCGTATATCGTCATAGTCGATATTGATGGAACAATATCAGAGGCAACTGAAGACAGACTGCATTTACTTCCACCACCTGGCAAAGGTGCATTAACAGAGCACTGGAACGAGTTTAACCTTGCCTGTGACACTGATGCTCCCATCACTCCAGTTATTGATATGGTGCGCCAGTTGTCCGGCATTTACACCCTCTGGTTTGTAACCGGGCGCTGTGAGATAGCCAGGGATAAAACACGAGCCTGGTTGCGTAAGCACGTAACAAATGGGGCTGAGCCTTTGCTATCTATGCGTCCTGCCACCGATGACAGAAATGACGGTCCAGCAAAGATTGATCTCCTGAAGAAAATTGGTCTAAGTAAAATTGCGTTCGCGCTGGAAGATAAGATTGAAGTGGCGCGTGTTTTCAGGAGTCACGGCGTACTTACGTTAATAGTCAGGGAGTATGAAAATGCGCTTCTTCACCAACAATAATTACTCTAATAAATCTTGATTTTTAAAGCAGAGAAAGTGAAAATAAAAACATGCCGCAAGGCGCGGCATGTATCCAATCAATCACAGGAGCTGAAAATATGAACACGGCATTCAAAATCATTATGACCGCGATCTATTTCTGGCTGTTCTCTATCACTTTTGGCAGCATTGTCGCGCATAGGTAAGGGGAGTATATTAGCCATTTGGAACCCCACGGTCTCTTGCGGGTTTAATTAAGAACCCGCAAGAAAAACACGAATTGGGCTATATTTTTCCGCCTACGCCTTTAAACTTCTCAATAAACGAGACGATTTTCTGGAAAACTGCCTGTTTTTTCGTTTTATATTGCGGATTTAACGGACTAAGTTTTGGTAATGTTTCGTTTAATTCTGTGCCATTTTCGGTGGCATATTCGCGTTTTAAAGACGTGCGAATATAGCGTTTTGCTGCATCTTCATTGAGATTTTCTTCTTTTATCAATGCTTCTGCTTCACGTTGCTGTTCGCGTTGAGCAAACGTAAAGAATGCGTCAATGATGCTGGCTTTGTCCGGTAAATCATCCAGGTTCGTTTGCTGAATAAAATCGACCACCAGGCCCTCTTTAGCACGGTTCCCTAGGCTTGAACGAATTAAGCGTTTGACCTCTTCGATCATTTCGCCCTTGCCTTTATTTTGTCTGTTGTGTTCGAAAATCAGTCCAAGGATATAATCCAGGTTTATTTCCTGAGACTTCAGCAAATCGACCTCAAAAACTACGTCATCCCAGTCAGTGGTTGATTTCTCTTTTTTCTCAGCTTCTTTCTCACGGCGCCGCCAGTCGCGAATATCGTTATAGGCAGAACGATAATCCTGAATCTTGCGATCAGCAGGGAGACGAATTGTTTGCAATTCAGCGAACTTTTCATTATCCACATAATGTTCTGCTTTGAATTTTTCTACCGCAACAGGATCGCTAAGATCGATTTGTTGCAGGGCTTTTAGCGTGGCAAATTCATCATAGTTTTGCAGGATGTTCTCGGCACGCAGGTATTCGCCAAACAGTTTAACGAAGTCTTTCTTCTCTTTTTCACTTTCAATACTGGTAGGGTCAGGGAACCGTTGTTCCAGTTCTGAAACTACTGTCATGAAGCCGCGTTTAGCTTCACCAGTAGCAGCATCAGTAAAGCCTTCCATATACTCTGTATAACTCTTTTCTAATACCACATTTTTGGTGTTTTTGTCACCAAACAGCGTTATGGCATCAATAGTTGAGCGTTCCAGATCCCGGAACGTGACGATATTACCGAAGGTTTTAGTCGAGTCATAAATGCGGTTGGTGCGGGAGAATGCCTGCATCAGGCCGTGAAAACGCAAGTTTTTATCGACGAATAGCGTGTTTAATGTTGGAGCATCGAAGCCGGTTAAAAACATTCCCACGACAATTAACAGATCGATATCCTGATTTTTAACCCGTTGGGCTAAATCACGATAGTAGTTCTGAAAACCGTTACTGTCGGTGCTAAAGTTAGTTTTAAAATGGCTGTTATATTCACGAATTGCAGCGTCCAGAAACTCTTTAGCACTGCTGTCCATTGCGCTGGTATCAAAAGTTTCATCGGAAATTTCACCAATGGCATTTTGTTCTTCATTGGCGGCAAAGGAGAAGATTGTCGCAATACGCAGCGGTTTATAGGTAGCCGATTTATTAGCGGCTTCTTCTTGTAACCGTTTAAACGTCGCATAATAGGCTTTCGCGGCATCCACGCTGCTCACTGCCAACATAGCATTAAAACCTTTTGAGCCAGGGAAGGTACGGTGGGTTTTCTGGCGGAAATTATTCAGGATATATTGCGTGATTTCCTGAATACGCATGGGATGAAGAAACGCCTGCTGATTTTCAGCCGCACTCAGTTTTTTCTCGTCAGTTTCTGTCTCTAAAGACTTAAACTGTGGCCGCACATCGTTGTAGTCCACCTTGAATTTGAGCACTTTTTCGTCACGAATCGCATCGGTAATTACATACGAATGCAATTCACGACCAAATACGCTGGCGGTCGTTTCTGAGCCTAAGGCATTTTCCGGGAAAATAGGGGTGCCGGTAAAACCAAACTGATAATAGCGTTTGAATTTCTTCTTCAGGTTTTTCTGCGCTTCTCCAAACTGGCTGCGGTGGCATTCATCAAATATAAACACCACTTGCTGATTGTATACAGGCAGGTCGCTTTCTGCTTTCATCAGGTTATTAAGTTTCTGAATAGTGGTGACGATAATTTTGTTATCGTCCTTATCCAGATTTCGTTTAAGACCTGCGGTATTTTCCGAGCCGTTGACGCTGTCTGGCGAAAAACGCTGATATTCCTTCATGGTCTGGTAATCGAGGTCTTTCCTGTCGACCACGAAGAAGACTTTATCAATAAAGTCCAGTTCAGTTGCCAGACGCGCGGCTTTAAAGCTGGTCAGTGTTTTACCGGAACCAGTGGTGTGCCAGATAAAGCCACCGCTTTCGGGGTTAGACCAGTTTTTCGCTTTATAGGAGCTGTTGATTTTCCATAAGATCCGTTCGGTAGCTGCAATCTGGTACGGTCGCATCACCAGTAGCGTCTGACTACTGTCAAACACGCTGTAGTTCACCAGAACATTAAGCAGGGTATGTTTCTGGAAAAAGGTAGCGGTAAAGTCTTTGAGGTCTTTAATCAGCGTGTTGTCTGATTTCGCCCAGTTCATGGTGAAGTCAAAACTGTTTTTATCGCGCTTTGTCGTGTTGGCAAAGTAACGGGTATCGGTGCCGTTGGAAATGACAAACAGTTGCAGATACTTAAACAGAGAATTTTCGCTGTTAAAACTCTCTTTGCTGTAACGATGTATCTGGTTAAAGGCCTCACGAATCGCCACGCCGCGCTTTTTCAGTTCGATTTGTACCAGCGGTAAGCCATTAACCAGGATCGTGACGTCATAACGGTTAGCATGAGAACCCGTCTGTTCAAACTGCTGGATAATCTGCACCTTGTTGCGCATGAGATTCTTTTTATCTATCAAATAGATGTTCTCAAGACGCTCGTCATCAAAAATAAAGTCGCAAATATAGTCGATATGGATTTTACGGGTCTTATCCAGGATGCCATCGCTCGGGTTATCCAGATACTGCTCCGTGAAACGCCGCCATTCGCTGTCATTAAACACCACACCATTGAGGTTCTGAAGCTGTTCCCGAACGTTGGCCAGCATCGCCGACTGAGATTTTACGGAAATAAATTCATAGCCCTGATTCCGCAGATCCTGAATCAGTTCACGTTCCAGGTCCGATTCGCTCTGGTAGCTGTCGCCTGTTTGCTCGGCTTTGATGTACTTATCAAGAACGATAAAGTTATTGGATTCAGCAATGGTGTGTGTTTGATGAGTCATAGCGCATCCTTTGTGCCGTCTGGCAAGGGCCGGAAGGGCTTTAAGGGCGACTTCCGGCGTGTAAAAAATAGTCTCTATATAGACCGGATGTTAAGGTGATCCGGTCGGTAGCAATGGTCAATTAGTTACTGATAGTTTCAGGTTTGGGAAAACTGAACAGTAAATCACGATAGTACTCGTATTGTTTCTGGCGCAACTCGATTTCACGCGGAAGACCTTCGGTGATGGAATTGGTCAAAGCATCAAATTTATCCAGTAATTTCACTATTTTTTGTTGTTCAACTAGCGATCTTTCAGGAGAATCAGGAAATGGTACTGGTATCATAAGTTTTCTTAAGTTATCATTATAAAGTCTTTTAATAGTTCCACCTTCAGATATTCCCCATTTTGCTATTTTATAGAAATAGAATAAATATTTATTTAAAACTATTTTTTCATTATTTTCAATCCAGACAATATTGCTATCCTGGAAATATGATTCCCTACCATCAAATATAACAGTCCTGCCGATGGTCCCACTGGCAGAAATCAATACTTCGCCAACTTTAGGATAACTATATTTTTCTTTAAATTCATTAAATAGTTTTCTAGATATATAGGAATCGGGTTCCTTACCAAATGTCCCAATTTTATAAAATGGAATCTCTCCCTCAGAAGATGTTTGTGATTTTAGGATTCGTTTACACATACGAACTTCACCAATTTCCCCCAAAGCTTTCCACTCAACCTCACCCTCTTTAAAACTCAACAACTGGTCGCGATAGTAGTTGTATTGTTTTTTACGCATGCTAAGCTCAGCGGTAAGCTCAGCGGTAAGTGCAGTAAATTTGTCCAGAATCCGAACGATTTCAGACTGGATGGCTAGGGACTTTTCCGGGTTGTCCGGGCAGGGTAATGGGATTTTGAATCTTCCCATTACGGCTGAGTTCAAGTTGTTAATGGTTGAGCTATTCAACATTTCATCAAGATATTTTTGGAAAATATCACTTGTTAAAACGTGAAATAAATAACGTGGATTTAATTTTTCATCGCATCTGACGACCCCCATAAATCCGCCAAAGTAGTAGTCAATATCAGATTCTATGTAAGCAACTTTACCGACATGTTCACGGCTACCACTTGCTGCGCTAATTAGAATGTCGTTCTTATATAGCTTTTGCGAACTCTTTACTTTGGTGTCGAACCTCACCACCTTGACATCATTTAAATTTAAACAATTATTAGACAGCGTGATATTGTTAGCGCGAAGCACTTTATAGCCTTGACCATCCGCGCTTTCACTCGATTTGCTATAAATTAAACCACGTACATATTTTGCGACTTCTCCGAGAGTCTTCCACTCAACCTCAACCCCATCCAGCAATTTTTCCAGATAACTCATCTCGCTCATTTCTGCACCTCGCAGCCTTCAATTTCAGCCACAATCGCATCAATATCTTTACGCAACTGGTCGATTTTGCTGACCGTGGTTTTCAGCTCAGCATTCAGCTCAGCGATATCGATAATTTCGCGAGTATCTTTCGCTTCCACATAGCTGCTCACCGACAGGTTATAGTCATTCGCGACAACAGTCTCAAACGCAACAGATTTCGCCAGATGAGCAACATCTTCCTTGCTGGCAAATACCTGCATAATCTGTTCGATATGAGCATCGGTCAGAATGTTGTTGTTAGTCTCTTTTTTGAACAGTTCGCTGGCATCAATAAACTGAACTTTGGTATCCGTTTTATGTTTAGACAGCACCAGAATATTGACGGCAATAGTGGTGCCAAAGAACAGATTCGGTGCCAGTGAAATCACGGTTTCGACATAGTTATTGTCGACCAGATACTGACGGATTTTCTGCTCCGCGCCGCCACGGTAAAAAATGCCTGGGAAGCAGACAATCGCAGCGCGACCTTTGGCCGAAAGATAGTTCAGCGCATGTAATACAAACGCAAAGTCAGCTTTGGATTTGGGGGCCAGAACGCCAGCCGGGGCAAAACGTTCATCGTTAATCAGCGTCGGGTCATCGCTGCCAATCCATTTCACCGAATACGGCGGGTTAGAAACGATGGCGTCAAACGGTTTTTCATCTCTGAAGTGCGGCTCAGTCAGTGTATTACCCAGCTTGATATCAAACTTGTCGTAGTTGATATTGTGCAAAAACATGTTCATACGCGCCAGGTTATAGGTCGTATGGTTGATTTCCTGACCGAAAAAGCCTTCTTCGATGATGTGGTTATCAAACTGTTTTTTCGCCTGCAACAACAGTGAGCCGGAACCCGCTGCCGGGTCGTAGATTTTGTTAACGCTGGTCTGCCCGTGCATAGCCAGTTGTGCAATCAGCTTGGAGACGTGCTGCGGTGTAAAGAACTCACCGCCTGACTTACCGGCATTTGCCGCATAGTTAGAAATCAGGAACTCATAGGCATCACCGAACAGGTCAATCTGATGTTCGTTGAAGTCACCAAGTTTTAACCCTTCAACCCCTTTCAGAACCGCAGCCAGGCGGGCATTTTTATCTTTAACGGTGTTACCCAGGCGGTTACTGGTGGTATCGAAATCAGCAAACAAACCTTTGATGTCAGCTTCTGAAGGATAACCGTAAGCAGAACTTTCGATAGCAACGAAGATGCTGTTTAAATCTGCATTCAGTCTGTCATTAGTATTTGCTTTCGCAGCTACGTTGCAGAAAAGCTGACTGGGGTAGATGAAGTAGCCTTTAGTTTTGATGGCATCGTCTTTAATGTCATCAGTAATTACGCTGTCATCCAGTTTCGCATAACAGATACTGTCATCACCGGCTTCAATATAACTGGAAAAATTTTCGCTGATAAAACGGTAGAAAAGTGCGCCCAGAACGTATTGCTTAAAATCCCATCCATCGACCGAACCCCTGACATCGTTAGCAATTTGCCAGATTTGACGATGAAGCTCTGCACGTTGTTGAATACTTGTCATTTTCATCCACTTATTTCAGGCTTATGTAATTGGCGGTGATTCTACAGCAACTTGGATGCTTTAGCAGTTCGGACATTAGGTAACGAATGACCTGCCTAGAGGTTTGTTAAGACGCAAAGTGCTGGTGCTTTATGCCTGTGAAGTTTATAATTGTGTACACATAACGAGTACACGAGGTGTTTATGCAATCCATTAACTTCCGTACCGCGCGCGGCAACCTTTCTGAAGTGCTCAACAATGTTGAGGCCGGGGAAGAGGTTGAAATCACCCGCAGAGGCCGTGAGCCAGCAGTAATTGTCAGCAAGGCTACTTTCGAAGCCTACAAAAAAGCGGCGCTGGATGCTGAATTTGCATCCCTGTTTGACACCCTGGACTCCACCAACAAGGAACTGGTTAACCGATAATGAGGCATATATCACCGGAAGAACTTATTGCGCTTCATGATGCGAATATAAACCGCTACGGCGGCCTGCCGGGAATGTCAGATCCGGGTAGGGCAGAGGCCATTATCGGGAGAGTTCAGGCCAGAGTTGCCTACGAAGATATCACCGACCTTTTCGAAGTCTCCGCCACCTACCTGGTAGCTACAGCGAGAGGGCATATATTCAATGATGCCAATAAGCGTACCGCGCTAAACAGTGCGCTGCTATTTCTACGCCGTAACGGGGTGCAGGTATTTGATTCCCCTGAACTGGCAGACCTTACTGTAGGGGCTGCGACTGGCGAGATATCTGTATCTTCTGTCGCCGACACGTTACGTAGATTGTATGGTTCTGCGGAGTAGATTAATGGCACGTAAATACAACAAGTTGTCCCGTGAAGCGTTAAAGATGCTTCTTGATGGCGTGAGTCGCCGCGAGGTAAAGCAATACCTGGTTGGTAAGCAAATTGGTGCCAGGACCGCTATTGCTGTGTTATGCCGTCAGGAAATGGTTGTGCTTAAACAGAGAATGCCGGGCAGCAGATAAAGCCCAATCAGTGATGAAAGGTGTGATGTGAAAGCCGTAATTACTCCCTTTGTACAAAAAGAGCTTGGCGTCGCCACATTCAAAGTGGATCAGGAAGTCAGAAAGCTGGTGGAGGCTGGCCGTAAATTTATTATGGAGCCGGTGCCGCGTGAGTTAATCGAGCACATGGACGACGGCCTCGTTGTTTCCGAGCAAACTATGGCAACAAATGAGGCGTTGCAGCCGTTTTTTAACAGCGATGAACTGTTTCGCCGTATTGGTGGAATTGACGCGCTGGTGGCGTGGTTGCGCAGGAAAGAGGGGCAATGCCAGGCCGCAGATCGTAGCTGGTGTGACAACCATATTGTCCACGCAGAACGAGACAATAGCGCGGTGTTGTTGTGCTGGCATCACGATAACCATTACCGGATGCGTGGTTTTAATGAGCTGAAAGAAACGCTGCATAATAATCGCGTTAACTGGATACTGGATGTCGCCCGTCAGGAAATGGGGCTTTCAGATGGCCATGATTTAAGTATTCAGGAACTGTGCTGGTGGGCTTTCATGCGCAACATGATGCACCTGATGCCGGAAGAAGTTTGCCGTATATCAATAAATAAGATGAAAGCCGCAACGCAGGATAGCGGACCTCTGAAAGAGGCGGATATTCGCCCGTATGACGATCGCGCTACAGCATATGTTCAGATGATGGAAGAACGCGCCGCGCCGATGCGTGCAAAAGTATGCCCTGTGGATGTTGACTCCGACCCTGGCATGGCGCATTTCAAAATACCAAAACTGCAATCGCTAAAATTACCTGAGTACATGGACTTTGTTGCTTCCCGTCCATGCTGTGGGTGTGGAGCGGCGGGAGCTGGCGCTCACATTACGCCTTATATCGTTCGTCATAGTCGATTATGCGCGCATGACATTTACGCAATTCCTCTGTGCCAGTCATGCCAGCGTGATATTGAGCGTGACCGCGATAATTGGGAGAAGACGCACGGTAGGCTGGCGATGCATCAACGATTGTTCTTTGATTACGCGCTTGGAGTCGGCGCTATCACAAGTCACTCGTCGAGCGTTAGATAAAATTGCTCTAATGTATTGCTATTTCTTTAATCGAGGGTATTATATTCGACGTTGATTAGTTGACATGGGCTAATCAGTAGGTGACAGGATGTTACTTAACTGGCAGGGACGCCACTTCATGGAAATAAATCACTCACGAATAACATCGTACGAGATTGCGGATTACATGATCCGCACTAAATCTCTTCTATCAGCGAAAGAACTCGCAGCAATTCTTGAAAAGGAATACCCGCATCTGGATGTCGATAAGCGCGATGTTTATCTGCGCTTAAAGGCTATCGCTGTGTCTAAGTATTCGTCTGTTTTGATTGATGACAGTACACGCCCACGTAGATTTCAGATCTACTCTCTGAATCCTGAATTCTTTCGCCGCAGCCGCGCTCCGCGCCGGTTTGATGAAAAACTCCAGAACGAACTCTATATGACGCAGGACGAAAAGGAACGCCGGGAGCACCAGCCTTGGGTGATGGCGCGTCAACTTTTCAATAAGGTGGTCCGTCAGCACCGTCATTACGGTAATGCCACATCCGCACGTATCTGATTGATTGCTTGCCCGTTCCGGGCCTTTTGACATGTGACTTTCGTTACCCTCGCGTCAAAAAGAGTTTTATACGAAAGGAAGCATAAGTGACCTGGGACGATCACAAGAAGAATTTTGCTCGCCTGGCGCGAGATGGTGGTTACACCATCGCACAATATGCCGCCGAGTTTAATCTCAACCCAAACACCGCACGTCGTTATCTCCGTGCATTCAAAGAAGACACCGGAACAGCGGACAGCCGTAAGCCAAATAAGCCTGTCAGAAAACCACTAAAAAGCATGATCATTGATCACGCTAATGATCAACGTGCAGGTGATCATATTGTGGCTGAAATGGCTGAAAAACAAAGAGTTAATGCCGTTGTCAGTGCCGCAGTCGAGAATGCGAAGCGCCAAAATAAGCGCATAAATGATCGTTCTGATGATCATGACGTGATCACCCGCGCCCACCGGACCTTACGTGATCGCCTGGAACGCGACACCCTGGATGATGATGGTGAACGCTTTGAATTCGAAGCTGGCGATTACCTGATAGATAACGTTGAAGCGCGGAAGGCCGCGCGCGCTATGTTGCGTCGGTCCGGGGCCGATGTTCTGGAAACCACTCTTCTGGAAAAGTCTCTTTCTCATCTCCTTATGCTGGAGAACGCCAGGGATACGTGTATTCGTCTGGTGCAGGAAATGCGCGATCAGCAAAAAGACGATGATGAAGGGACTCCGCCTGAATATCGTATCGCGAGCATGCTAAACAGCTGTTCCGCGCAGATAAGCAGCCTGATCAACACCATTTACAGCATCCGGAATAACTATCGAAAAGAAAGCCGGGAGGCGGAAAAGCACGCTTTATCTATGGGGCAAGCTGGCATTGTTAAGCTGGCATACGAACGAAAGCGTGAAAATAACTGGTCAGTGCTGGAAGCAGCTGAATTCATCGAGGCGCATGGCGGAAAAGTGCCGCCCCTGATGCTGGAGCAAATCAAAGCCGATCTGCGTGCTCCTAAGACCAATACCGATGATGAGGAAAGGCAAACAGCCGTCGGTGGCCCTTCTCTTGAAGATCTGGACAAAGTTGCGCGAGAACGGGCCGCCAACCGCCGCGCCGATGCCGCATTGTGGATTGAGCAGCGTAGGGAAGAAATCGCCGATATCGTTGATACAGGCGGTTATGGAGATGTTGATACTGAAGGTGTATCAAACGACCCATGGCTGGAACAAGACCTGGACGAAGACGAGGAGGAAGACGAAGAAGTTACCCGCAAGCTATACGGGGATGATGATTAATGGCCAGAAGTTGCGTAACGGATCCACGTTGGCGCGAGCTGGTGGCGCTATATCGTTATGACTGGATTGCTGCCGCTGATGTGTTGTTTGGGAAGACACCAACCTGGCAGCAGGATGAGATCATTGAGTCCACGCAGCAGGACGGCAGTTGGACAAGTGTGACATCCGGCCATGGTACTGGTAAATCGGATATGACGAGTATCATTGCAATACTCTTCATCATGTTTTTCCCCGGCGCTCGCGTCATTCTGGTCGCTAACAAAAGACAGCAAGTCCTTGATGGTATTTTCAAATACATAAAGAGCAATTGGGCCACTGCTGTTAGCAGATTCCCGTGGTTGTCGAAGTATTTCATTCTTACAGAAACGTCTTTTTTTGAGGTGACTGGCAAGGGTGTTTGGACAATATTGATAAAGTCCTGTCGCCCCGGAAATGAGGAGGCGTTGGCTGGTGAACACGCCGATCATCTCTTGTATATCATCGACGAAGCGTCGGGTGTGAGTGATAAAGCATTCAGTGTGATAACAGGTGCGCTGACCGGTAAGGATAACCGTATTCTGCTTCTTTCCCAGCCTACGCGACCTTCAGGCTATTTCTACGATTCACACCACAGACTAGCTATTCGCCCGGGAAATCCTGATGGATTGTTTACTGCGATAATACTGAATAGTGAAGAATCTCCGCTTGTAGATGCAAAATTTATACGAGCAAAACTTGCGGAGTATGGCGGTCGTGATAACCCCATGTACATGATCAAAGTACGTGGTGAATTTCCCAAATCTCAAGATGGCTTTCTTCTTGGTCGTGATGAGGTTGAGCGGGCGACGCGGCGAAAGGTCAAGATTGCCAAAGGATGGGGCTGGGTTGCATGTGTTGACGTTGCTGGTGGCACAGGACGAGATAAGTCCGTTATTAATATCATGATGGTGTCCGGCCAGCGAAATAAACGCCGTGTAATCAACTATCGTATGCTGGAATACACAGACGTTACAGAAACGCAGTTAGCCGCCAAGATTTTCGCAGAATGTAACCCAGAACGGTTCCCGAACATAACCATAGCTATTGATGGCGATGGCTTGGGGAAATCGACGGCTGATCTAATGTACGAACGCTATGGCATTACCGTCCAGCGTATCCGCTGGGGTAAAAAGATGCACAGCCGTGAAGATAAAAGCCTTTATTTCGATATGCGCGCTTTCGCGAATATTCAGGCGGCAGAAGCTGTAAAATCAGGGCGTATGAGGCTTGATAAGGGGGCTGCGACTATAGAGGAAGCATCAAAGATACCGGTAGGGATAAATTCCGCAGGTCAATGGAAGGTGATGTCAAAGGAAGATATGAAGAAAAAACTCAACCTGCACTCACCGGACCATTGGGATACATATTGTTTCGCTATGTTGGCGAACTATGTTCCCCAAGATGAAGTGCTTAGCGTCGAAGACGAAGCGCAGGTTGATGAAGCTCTGGCATGGCTTAATGAATAACTCATTAACCATGCCGGATGGAAACTATTGCGCGCTTTCGGGGTTGTCGTTTACTGGCTGCCCCTTCTTAGTTTTGCGCCTGCGCGTAACTGATGCGGCTGATTTGACCTTTTTCTCTTCGCGAGTGATGGCAATTTGTTTTTTTACATTTTCAATATCTGCCAGGCGATATATTTTTGCCTGCGGCCAGCGGTCGCAGATGATCGGTTCTATAGAGTCATAAAGGCTAAATTTTGCTTTCTCAAATTCACCGTTGATGATGATTCCATCTCGGAGAGTTTCATCGCAGATAAACACGCCACATAGCGGCACATGGTAACTAACTGATTTACCATCATTGTAGTTAGGGCTACTGGAAATGTAATGGACGCGCAGCATTGTTTCGCTAAAGCCGTGTACGCGCATACGGAATTTTTCATCCTCCGGGTACTGCTTCATTAGCTCTTTTGTTGCTTCCAGGTTCTCTATGTATTTCGCACTGTGCTCATTGATCCCCGCGCTTTTTTGGATGCGAATGTCCTTATCAATCAGATGAATAATGCGGCCAGCGGTCATATTGACGCTGTTCACTGCTTCTGTCTGATAAGTCGTAACCTTACGCACACCGCGAAGGATGTTAGGTACAGGATATAAAATAGTCTTTGGGATATTGAGATCTGGGTACTGCTCCAGTTCCCGCGCCATTAATGTCCATTTATCAATTTCAGCCTGAATGCTGTCCGTTTCTTTGAACGGCAGAACGACAACCGGGCGTACAGGACGACCGTCGCTGGCGGCATCAACGTGTTGGGCGCGTGCAACAGCTTTTTTTAGAAAGAGATCCCTGAAGCTGACGAACTCCTGGTACAGTTGTTCGCCGTAGACATAATTTATCATTGATCCTCCTCCAGAATTGACATGGCCAACAACTTACAGCGGATTACACTGGGAGTTGTTGGCCACCATTATAGAAGGATCCAACGAAAATAATAGATTTATTAGTGCATTTATTGTGAGTCTGGCTGGTTAGTGGCCATGAGATATTCGATTGTGTCAGTGAGATCATCCAGGTCGTCTTGGGTGATGCGGTACTCCTGATTGGATATCTTTGAGTAGTGTTCAGCAATGGCGCGGGCAGCGTCGGTTTCGGTGGGGTCTACAGATAAAGCGTTAGAGCAATGTCTAACGTCGTCGATGGTTGGTGGAATGAAAGCCATAATTATGCCTCACTGTATTGACAACACAGAGCCTGAAGCTCTGACCTACTGTTTCACCCATGATCCATGCTGGGGTAATCTAACAACATTGCGCTGTGTGTAAGATGAGCAATGCATAGCTGTAATGCCGTTGTATAAGGTTTCCCTGTTTGCTCATTTCCTTCTGAGCCGCTCTACAACGCTGAAGACACATTAAATAGTGAATCCAAAGTCGTATTACGAAACGGCGGCAAAACTATAATTTATTAGAGCAATTGTCAAACAGCTATGAAAAACAATCCAGTTTTTGGCTGGTGGAGTGGGATTTTTATCTCAAAATTTATTGCTCTAATAATTCTTGATTTTTATGCGCAGCTGGACGTAAACTCCTCTTCAGACC